TTCGGTAGGTATGGAGCAGGGAATATCAGCCGCACAACTTTCACGCAATATCAGGAAATACTTAAAAGAGCCTGATAAATTGTTTAGACGTGTAAGGGATAAATATGGCGTATTACAATTGTCAAAAGCAGCAAAGGCATACAATCCCGGACGTGGTATTTATCGTTCAAGTTACAAAAATGCTATGCGCCTCGCCCGTACAGAGATAAATATGGCATACCGTAAAGCAGGCAATGAAAAAGCGAAAGAAGAAGATTTTATAGTTGGATTTGAGATAAAACGTTCATATACATACTTCAACTGTCCAGTTTGCGAATCATTAAAAGGCAAATATCCAAAAGATTTTGACTGGTCAGGATGGCATCCGCAGTGCCGTTGTTACGTTGTTTGGATTCTAAAAACGAAAGATGAATTTTTTAGCGACAGCCCAACAAGCGTAAACGAGGTAAAAGATGTACCGGATAACTTCAAAAAGTGGGTACAAAATAATGAAGATAGACTAAACAGGGCGAAGGAAAAAGGGACTTCGCCGTATTGGGTGAGGGATAATGAAGGATACGTGAATGAGATTTTAAATTAAATAGGAAAAAGTAAAGTTTTAAAACTTCCGAATTGGTCTAATTCTGAAAAATTTGCTTTTATAATTATGACCTGTTAGATTTCTAAAATTTACTAAATAAGCCCTTGTTTCATCTATTTCAGACGATGACCAATATATAGCCTCATTAGGTACATCTAAATTAAAATTACCTACATATCCTTGATTACGTTCAAATAAAAGAAGTTCTTCATAAGAAGGTATATACCAATCATTATATCCATTATAATTCAAACCATTTTTGAAAAGAATTCCAAACCCGGATTCAGAAGTAATTGGATGTGTTGCCATTAAATTAGTGTTTTTTTGTCCATCATATATATCAGTACCAATAATCCCATCATTACCCCATCTATGTAGTATATATGTTGTATGACTAATTACTTCTTTATAATCTTCAGTAGCGCCAATTAAACCACTTATTCCATCTTCATTTAAAAAAAATATTTTTCCACCTTTATATTCATCTCCTAAACGTAAAGATAATGATAAATTTGCCTCTCCTTGAAAATCATTATTTTTATGTGATTTAACAATACACGTAATAATATGATTTCCAGGTTCTATATCTTTTAATAGGTATTTTATGCTATATGGTTGCATAATTGATGAACCAATATTAATACCATCAAAATAGAAAAATGCTTCTCTTATTTCCCCACCAATTGCAGTTGCAGTAATAGTTAATTCCATTCCATTATATACATTAATTTGATTTAAATTAACTGTTACATAAATGTTTTCTTTCTCTTCAGTATTTTCATTCTCATCCTTTTTACATCCAAAAGCAAAAATTATTATTGCTAAAATAAATAAACAAGTCTTTTTCATATTATTATCTTTAAATTATTAATATTTATCAAACGTAACTATTATTCATTTGTTACAATAAGCAAAGATTTTTTCAAAACAAATAAAATATCCACAATAAAACAGCCCCGTAATTTGTCCGATAATTCGCATAAATCCTTTTTTGTCTCATTTTTTACGGTACAAACACTTTTTTTATTGTCCTATTTGTAGCATTTGTTAAATATTCAATTTTTGATTATTTAAATACCGATTCGCTGTAATGTTAATAAAATATCAATAACTTTCTGACCATTTGCGATTTTGTCTTATTTTATTACATTAATTTTGCCGAATATTTAATTTAATAATCAGTATTATTATGAAGGACAAAATTTTAGCACTACTAACAACAAAGTTTACGGGCGTGCGAAAAGACGGGCTGAACCAAATCGCTACAGTATTAGCATTTCAGGTTGATACCGACGAAAAAGCAACTGAACTCGTAGGAAAAATGACCGCCGAGCAGGTAAATTCTTTCATTACGGATTGGCGTAAAGATGCAGACGCAGAAATTGACAAAGCAAATCAAACACGTGAAAACAATTTGCGCAAAAAATTTGACTTTGTCGAAAAGAAAATTGAACAACCGGTAAATAATATTCCGGAAATGGGAAATATAGATGCGGCAGCAATTCAAAAACTCATTACAGATTCCATCGCTGCGGCAACAAAACCGTTGCTTGAAAAGGTAAATGCCTTTGAAAAAGATGGCATTTCCAAAACAAGGCTTCAGTCATTAAACGACAAACTAAAAGATTGCAAGGATGATAATTTCAAAGCATTAGCGTTGAAAAACTTTGCAAGAATGCAGTTTGAAAGTGATGATGAATTTACTGAATACTTAACAGAGACCGAAAATGACGTTAAAGTAGCCAATCAAAATTCGGCTGATTCAGGTTTAAGCGCACAGGGACGCCCCATTGTTGCTAATACTCCGCCCACAGCAGGGAAAGAAGCAACACCAGCCGAACTGGACGCAGTTTTTAATTAGTAAAAATTTTAAAAAAATGGCAGTAGCAAATTTAACAAACGAGCCTCAAGAAATCATTACCGGCAATGATAACATTGTCATAGTTAATGTGATTGAGACTATACGGGGTGGTCGCACTTTGGATGTTACGGGCTTTGCGCCTGATGTCATCCACGCTGGACACGTCGTGATACGGGAGACGGCAACCGGTGCATATAAACCGATGCCTTTAAATACGGCTGGTACTGCGTATGACGTGTTACCAACCGGAAATACTTTTGCAGGAATACTTATAGCAAGTATCCTGAAAAAGCGTCCACTTGCAGCAATTTTAACAAGAGGGACTGTTAATCATCTGGCATCTCAAATCCCGATGAATACTATTTTAGTCGCTGTAAAAGCAGCATTACCACTTATTGATTTCAGGGAGGATTAATCATGGAAAAGTCTTTGTATTTACAATGGTTGGAGAAATACTTTAAAGGTATTATTCTCAAAACACTTGAAAAATTGAACGGAAAGCCAGGCGATTTGGCTCTGACTTATATGTTCAAAAATATGCTCCGCAAAGAATATTCTTTGAACGGGAAGTGGGAAACGCTTACAGCGTTAAATACACGTGTATCTGCTGACGTTGTGTCGATGGATTCACAGTTGCCGCTTAAAAAGCGGGATACTCTCAGTAAAGCCTCAGGCGATATTGCAAAATCAGGTATGAAACTTTGGTTGAACGAAACTCAAATCACCGCGATAAATGATTTGATTCGCAATACACAAATGCCTGAAAATATCTTTATCAAAAAGATTTTTGAAGATGTTCCGAGAGTTATCACAGGGGTTTATGAGTTGATGGAATATTTGTTCCTGAAAGGTTTATCATCAGGCGTTGCACTTGTTGATGATGATAACGTTGGCACTGGAATAAGACTTGATTATGGTTATTTGACTGCAAACAAGTTTGGCGTTTCAGTATTATGGAGCACTCCAGCAACCTCAAAACCGCTTGATGACATTTTGGTTGTCTTGAAAAAGGCAAAACAAACTGATGGTAACGTCATTACTGATGTTTATATGGACGATGTTACGTTTGATAACTTCGCAAAATCACAGCAAGTTAAAGAGCAATTTGCATTTTCAATTGGATTCTTTGGAGACAAGACAATTGTCCCTGTTCCAAATCTTGAAAAGATAAACACTATGTTAAAAGCCGACAATAACTACCGTTTTACAATTCACATTGTAGACCGTACAGTTAGAGTTGAGAAAAATGGTGTTCAAAAAACTTTAACCCCGTGGGAAGAAGGCAAAGTTATTTTGACTACATCTCCGGAAGTTGGCGTATTGGCTTATGCACGTCTTGGCGAGCAGGATTCGCCGGTTACTGGCGTTCAGTATCAAACCGCAGATGACTATATTTTGGTTTCAAAGTATAGCAAAAATGACCCGCTTGCAGAATTTACAAGTTCACAGGCACGTGTTGTTCCGGTTATCTGCAACGTTGAGCAAATTTATCAGTTAGACGCAAAAACTGTATCAGCATGAAAAAATACATTGTGCTAAAGGAATTTGCGGATAAGAATGATTTATCGAAGCAATATGCGCCTGGCGATGTATTGCCTGAAACGTTTGATGAGGTGAGAATACAAAAAATATTGGAGTTAGGACTTGCAGCAGAAAAGAAAGCAGAGAAGGAAGCAGAAGATGTTGAGAAGAAACCTGCTCCAAAACCAAAAACAAATTAATTTAACTCAAAATGACATATAGAGAATGGATAGCGGCAACAGTGTCAAGGTTTCACGTAACACCTGCAAACATTGACGCAAATGTGGACTTGATTCTGACAAATCAAATGCAACTTATACCGGACGCTGATTCAGATGTAAATATTACTGTTGCAAAATTTGCACTTTGCTCAGAGTTTGCTGCATTTATTCCGTTATCTGACATCCGAGAGGGTGATATCTCAATATCGTGGAATTTTGAGGCAATTATAATGTGGTATTTATTTACTTGCAAAGAATTAGGTATTACCCCTGTGAATATGCCTAAAATAACAGACAAAAGTAACAGGTGGTAATATAAAATTCGTAAAACTTTCAATCTTAAACATTATGCTAAGTTTACGCCCACACATATTGAAGTATCAGGAAATAGTATCTGAAGGCTACGACGATTTAGAAGGAAATCACATTCCCGGAATCTTGGAGTTTAAAGGCTCTATTCCTTGTCGTGCAGAATTAAATCACAAAGCGGCAAAAGTCGCTTTTGATGACGGCAGCACTTTCGTATATTCGTGGACTGTTTATTTAGATAAAGTGAATTTTAAAACAAGCGCAAACACTCTTTTTTATGACCCTGTAACAAATATGTTGCTTGGTGATGAGAATTATAACGTACTTGCTACTTTAGCAACAATGCGGGAAATAAAAGAGGGAGATGTGATTCAGGTATTTAATGGCGAAGAATTACTGTTTGAAAAGCCAATTCACGGGAAACCTTACAAAAAGTGCTTACATACTAAAATATTCGTGTAATGATAAAGATGACTACAAAAATGACTGATATTGACACACTCTTAAAAAGTGAGTTTAATTATGTACAAAATGAAGTTGTCAATACGCTATCAAGAATAGGTATAGAGTGTGAAAATGAAGCACGTGACAGGACTGCAGAAGAAAGTTGGATTGATGTTACGGGCAATTTGCGTTCCTCAGTTGGTTATACCGTGTCTGTGAACGGCGATATAAAAAAGATTTCTGATTTTAAAACAGTAAAAGACGGTTCTGAAGGCTCAAGTACAGGCAAAAAATATGCACTTGGCAACGTAAATGGCAGCGATTATTTACTAACTATAGTTGCAGGAATGGATTACGCTGAATATGTTGAAGCAAAGGAAAACAAATGTGTTTTAGCATCAGCCGAATTGCTCGGACGTAATTTGGAATCTGAATATATCAAAAGACTTGAAAGCAAATTAAATAATCGCAACAAATGAAATCAGACGGACAAATAAAAACAGACGTATTCAAAGTAATACAAGGCTCAGAACTTGAAAATGCCGTAACAGGAGTTTTAAGTAAAAGAGGTCGTCCACAAGGCTCTGATAAGGAAGATATTATTATCTCCGTATTAGATAGCAGAAGCGGGCAATTACAGGAAGCCTTTGTAAACGTCAATATTTATGTCAAAGATATTCAGGATAATAAGAAAGAATTTATCATAAATGATGTCCGGATTGATGAATTATGCGCGTTGTCGATTGACGTACTTGAAACTTGCAATTTATACGATTTTCGTTTTATACTTGATAAGCAAAGAGTTTTAAAGGTTGAAGGCAGGCAGGAACATTTTATTAATAACAGGCTGCTATACAGGCAGTGTAATGAATAATTTAATACTAAAAAATTATGGCAACAATAGGATGGGGA